AGGGCAACACATTTTGCGTGCTCCCATTGGTTTGTGAGGTTAATTCACCATACGAAACAACGTTAGCAAGCTGACCTGTGTTATTGGTCATAGTGGGTACCACAAACGGATTAAAAAGAATCGAATCTATTGGGATAGAAAAGTTGAGATCGTCTATAATCGTTATGGCACCCGAGAGTTTATCTATCTGAGACATGCCAAAATAATACGGTACGTTTAAGCGAACAATAAGACCATTCAAATACTGATGAGCGAACGAGGTAGTAACTACTGCCGGATTGGCATTTGTAATAGCCACAATGATCCTCATTGCTGGCTGGACTACTGGTTTCATAAACGCGTATATATTTGCCATGTCGCCCCCTATTGAACTGCAGGTCTATGGATTGCAGGAACAATTGGATTCACTTCTACTTCAATAAGGTTTGATGCTTTTGAATCCCAGTCATCATCGATATCCATATATTCAAGTGAGGTGAATGAGAAACGTGGAACCTTGCGCTTAGCGGACATCGTTGCATTAGAGTTAAGACGTCCATCGTTGATGGCTGCTTTCTGCGATGTTGCTTTACCAAATTCATCTTTTAGATTGATATATTCAACGTAGTGACAGTTCATATTAAGATGGCGTGCAACGCCTCGAGGTATGCGATGTTTTTCGCCGTGTACCAGGTGATAGAATACAAAGTCATCACCAGGGTATAATTTGAGACCAAACTTATGGTAGTTCCCCGGTCGTTCAAGGTTAGTAAATATTCCCGTGATCAGTTCGTTATCACGCGCTCTGCAACGTGCGATATCTTTTTTAACTTCTTCTTTAGACATCTTCTTTTTTTTGGACATCAGCTCAGGTTCTTGATTGAGAAGTCTTATTGCCATTGCATTTCTCCCATTAAATTGGCGGGACGATTCGTCCCGCCATAGTTTGTGTTAGCGATTCCAGGACTTACCAGCAACCCAAGAAACTACATTGGTTGCGACACCTGCCGGACTATTAGCACCAGCTACAAGCAGCAATCCTTTTTGGGCTATATTCATTACTGAATCCCCGTATGGATATGCTGGAGCAGGAGTTGCAATAGATGGAGGTGCAGGAAATACCGTACCAATGCCGTAAGGGTTGGTATTAGCGATACCGGTATTTTCACCAAATGGAATGACTTGAGCAGCAGTGAACCCAGGGCCAGTTGTCAGAGGCCATGTGAATGCACCAAGACCTGAGACGCTCACGTCAACAGTTATGGTATTCGTTTGACCAAGATAATCAGCAGCACCAACGTTAACGATGGTTACGGCTTTGCCGTTCAGCGTTGACATTTGACCATAAGCAAGTCCAGTTACTTGTGGGATTACCAAACGGACCTTTTGGCCGATTTGGAATGTATGCTGGACCGTTAACGTAATAATCGCTTGGTTAGAGTTTGCTGGATTAGCAATAATGTCAGCAATAAAACGATCATTAGGATAAATGTATGGGTTAAATGGAATAACGGCATACGTACCAGCGATACCCGCAAGAACAAGCTGTTTCATATAGATCAGATCCATGCTCACGTTATTGACAACGTTTGCAACGGAGAAATCTATAGCAGAAAGTTGTTGAGCATTGACCGTTGAATAGATCCTGATGATACCAACAGGAACACTATTACCACCAACGGCAGCAACCGTAGGAAGACCATTGGTGTTACCTGTAGTCACTTGAGGTACACCACCGTTGAGACCAGCACCACCATTAATGTTAATAGCAGTTAAGGCAGTAATAGGACCAGCAGTAGTGATAGAACTGTCTTGGTAGAAGAATCCACCATTAGCAGCTATTTCACCAATATTAAGAGTAGTCCCAGCATTAGTTTTATTATAAACAATACCTTGACCAACGGGCATACCAGCACGCCAGAAATACTGAGCACCAGCGCCTGTACCAGCAGCATACGCTACTGTTTCATTGTAGACCGTAATGAAATCAACACCGGTTGGAAAAGGAAGGAAAACATTCTGTCCGGTTGAAACGAAATAACCGGATAAATTACCAGACCATACTTCAAACATAGTGTTCTCCTTAACTTAATGTGCATTGTAAATTGGTAAGCCATTGATCGTCGTAAATCCTGTTTACTTCGGCCATTGTGTAACCAATTGTAACGTTTTGAGCCAACGCACCAGAGAAGATTGCAGGTCTGAAAATTATTGCTGATGAATAATTATCTTGATGAACGCAACCGTATGATTCCATGCCCGCAACAAAGTTGTTGTAAACAGTGTTACCAAGTTTTGAAGCATAGAGTGTCTTTGAACCTACAGAAGAGACCATCATACGAACGTTGGTTACTGAACCCCATTCTTCACGAATAGTGTCTTTCTGATTAGCGTAATTCCACTGTGGTATGAATCCATTAAGGTTATTGAAATCTGGAGTCATATCAGAATGTGAAAGCATGAGATACGCGTTACGAGTTGGACCTGAAGCGAAGTTACGACCAGGTTGAATTCTATCTAACATGTACCACGCATCGTTGCCCAATAAGGCAGCGCATACTTCGTCAATGTCCGATAATGATACATTCGAAGGAAGATCGCCGTTAGTTCCGCCAGTTGCACGGTATACCGTACTCGTGGCTGCTAAAGTATCTCTCATCAGTTGATCTTCAGTCATGCGCATTGATAGACCACACAGTTCTGAGATTTCGTGGAGCACTTGATCTTGGTTTTGTAGAAATACGCGTTGGTTAACCGCGGCGTATAACCCGTAAAAAGAGACTGTAGCATCGAGGTCCGTTCTTACTACTGGGATGCCAGCAGGTTCAGAACCATCGGGAGATAAAGGAACAATAGCAGTAGGGAATCGATCATAACGTGATGATCTGAGTGTGTTACCACCCTTGGTTTCAATGTATTTATCCATTGCTCCAAGTTTCATGATCAAGCCAGGTTGATGTACTGCAAGGAGTACCTTATCAACGGAGACCTGAACTTCTGGTGGTAAATTATACGTTGTATTCAACATAATTTAACCCTCAAAGATAGTAATAAGATTACGTTTCGTTTAACCGATATACGCATTCCTATCATCCTTTGAGTGGCGAGCTCTTTACGCCCTGTTTACAACATTACTCGTAACCAGTGTGCTTGACGAGAGCAGTACGTCGAATGAACGGGGATGTTCTTCAGTCGTGATGACGAGTCACAATACAGTCGAATGGAGCTTATAATGGGGTTAGGACCATTGCAAATAAAAAATACCCCCAGGGAAAGGTTAGAGGATTGGAGAAACAAAACCCTGGGAGTATAAACAAAAAAGAAATAGGTATGCAATATTTTATCGTCGTTTTATAGCGTCTAATCGCTGTAAGGTCAGTTCACGTTCAGTATCATTCATGACGAATCTATCAGAATCATTAAATTTGGCTAGTGGTGAATCTGACATACTTGGTCCAGCAGTAGCAGCTGAACGAGGTTTAGTTCTGTTTGCAGCGATACGAGCATCTGCATCAGCAGTGTTATCTTTTATAACCCAGGACTTGATCATCTCATACGCAGTCTCACCCTTATCGTACAGATCAGGAGTGTACTGTAATGCATTGAACTGAGATGGTCGTTGCTGTTGAAGCATCGCAATGTTCTCAGCAGTTACAACTGCATCAAAGTCTTTGTATTTGGAGCGTAATCTGAGTTCTGTTGCATGATTATTAAACTGCTCAAGTTGCATCTTGGTTTGTTTTAACTCGTTCTTAATCGACTTGAGGTGCTTCTTGTATTGCTTACCTTCAATGTAGAGATCATCGTCAACACCATACTCATCTTCTTCAGGTTGTTGTGGACCCTCAAGAGAACGTTTAAGTTCTTGTTGATGGCGTTCGAGATCAGAAGCGCGCTGTTCGGCGCGTTCTGCTCGCTCACGTAATGCTTTAAAGTCGAATTCTTTCTTTGTAGGTTGTACAACAGGTTCTGGTGCTACTTCGGTAGCTAACTGTGTATCTTGCACAGGATCTTGTATCATATCTTCCATAAGTTCTCCATTATGCGTCCGCAGACACCTTTATAATCGCATCAGGTTTATCGCCATTCAATCGTTTTACAAACGTAAGCAGATCGCCTGAGGCATCCATAAGTACAAATTTGACCATGTTTTGATATTCTTTTTTCTGTGAATATTCGTGAGCATTGTGAATAATCTGAGTGTAAAGACGAAGATCTGGTAAGTGCCAGAGGTAATCAAGTGACCCTGATTCATGGAAGTATTTCCAAACCGTCTGCTTATATGATGGTGTTGGTGCAGAGTGACGCACAAAGACAATCGTCTCAGGAACTCGTCCGAGATGATGGAACTTGATACGCATCTCTATATAGAAATCTTTGTTTTGAAATACAGGATCAGCAAGTGCTTGAGTTATACCCTCGTTAATTTGATTCATGATGGCGGGTTCCATCGCTTTGGTGTACTCACGGATGTCATCTTCTAAGATCTGGTTCTTAGCACGATGTTCGGCGAGTATCTGTCCGTAGGTTTTATCATCTTGCATGGTATTCTCCCTTCTAGGACGATACTAGAACGGGAGAACCACCTCTGCAAGTTTAAATCACAGAGGTGGAAAAGGAGAAAGCAAGAAGCAAGATGTTATTTTTTCTTAGATTTCTTTTTTGATTGACCACTCTCATGCATTGCTATCGCAATTGCTTGGCGTGGGTTCTTAACAACAGGACCTTTTTTGCTACCAGAATGGAGCTCATGAGCACCAAATTCGTGCATCACTTTTTCTACTTTTTTCTTCTTAGCCATTTTACCTTTTGGTTTCTCTTTCTTGGCGGTCTTCTTCTTATGTTTCATACACGGTTTAGTACAGCTCTTAGTACATGATTTCATAAATTTCCCATAATAAAGTGGGGGCAAGGCGCCCCCAGAGACTCATACAGTAGTAATATAATCCGCATTCCAACCACGTAATTGCTTACGTGTAGGTTTCTTCACATTACCTTCCATTTGTAATGACTTAGGGGTCTTCATTACTGCATAGAAGATCTTGCGTGCCTTACCAGCAGGACGAGGTGCTTGTGCCATACGCCACCTCTTATTTGTACGGTTTAAATACCTTTTTAAAGTCGAACATAGTTTCAGCCATTTGTGATTCGACACCTTCATAAGGTCCAGGCAATTCACCATGTTGATGGTACGGAGAGTTACCCATTTCATGCATAATGACATGATCTGGAAGATTAGAACGCATGTTCATATCTTCAGTGACCATACCTTTGCCACGTGCTTTCATGATTCTGTGATGACGTTCTTCGCCAGAGCGTCCTTTACCTTCATGCATCATGCCATCATGATGTTTTTTGTGCTTTGGCATATTACTGCCCTTTCTGTGCAACGTTCGGTATTCTCCGAACAGGTTGTTATTGAGAACCTCTACAACAGAGGGTTTACTTCCTTTTTAATATCTTCATCATTCTGGTCAGCTTCTTTTAAGTTGTTTATAGCAGAGAGTAGTTCGGTGATGTGTGCTATGTCCAGAGACTCGATCTCCTTTATAATCTTGATTTTATTCAAGAACGCCTCTTCTTCTTGCTTACGAGATTCAGCTATTTTCTCGATAGCAAGTGCACGGTTCTCTTCTACGCGTGAGTTACGTTCATTACCTGATGCTTGTTGTGAGTAGGCCATAGATTCAGAGAGTTTGGAACGAGACTGGATCTCTTGCATTTGGATCTCCATCTGTTGTTGTTGTTGCTGTTGAGCTTGTTGCATCTGTTGTTTCTGACGTTCAATAAGGTCAGTCTTACCCTGCATAGTAGATTTCTCGAGAACGTACTCTGCATCTTTAAGGATGCCACGTTCAAAGAGATCAAGCGCTTGGAGGAACTCCATCTGCTTCTGGGTCTCAGTCGCAAATCCAGCTTCAACGGCACAATGATACTTACCAAATGCTTTGTTGTAGAAGAGCGGTGACGCTTGTTCACCTTCGAGCATACGTTCTATCTTTGAAGGTCCGTAGTTGGCACGCATAACATCCATGCAGATTTCACCGAGCAGGTTCTGAGAATCATCAAGGCGATCAAAGATTGGTCTTAGATTAACAAGACCTGCCCCTTGTTGCAGAGCTGCTCGGTACCCAGATTTGTCTTCACCCGTATTGAATCCCATATTCTCTTCAGAGATCCCAGTACAGAGATGAAACTCGTTACCAAGACTATCCTGCATCTGAAAGAACGAAGGAGGGATCTGAGGTGGCTGTATTTGTTGTATGTCAGTCATCTGTGCATCATCTTTGAGGGGGATAACACGACCCTGACCAGGTTGAAAGAGATGCTTAATATCAATAACAGCATTCTCTTTAAATATCCAGCCTGAGTTGGAAACTGATTCAATAAGGTCAAGTGAGAGGATGATACGTCTATTAAGTAACATCTGTGGATCGCGTAGAGAACGAGCAATACCTTGAATACGATTATAAAAGAATGGCAAAGAGGAATTATAGTACCCAACAACGGGGATAAAGGGGTATCTGTCTATATTTAAGGGCTGAGGACCATCAAAGAAGACACGATCATTGATCATGATGGCGAGCCGTACTGTTGGTACCTGTTTAGTCTCTTTATAGACACGTGGGTTATGTTGTAAGAAGTGTTTTACATAGTCGGGTGACTCGTTGGTTACTTCTAACCGTTCTCCCGTGACTTTATCGATGATATCGATACGTTCACGGTAATCTCTGTAGTAATATTCATCATAGGTGACACGATTAATTTGACCTATGCCATATGCTTCGGGCATGTACTGGAACCTGGAGTCATGTCCAAGTTTACGCATACCACCAGAGAGAGACATGATCTCATCATACTGATCAGGGATCATACTCGCGGCTTGTCGATGAGTAAGAAAATTACGTATCCACACAAAATTACAGTCAGACAGATCAAGATTTCGAAAATATGGGTCGATATAGTATTGATTATAATCATAGTTCCCTACTTTAAGATCACCAAAGATAGGATCATCTGTAAAGTCTAAGTACACATGTAAGATATTCATACCAGAGATACATGCACCTTTATGAAACGCTTCAGAGATCGTATTGTAGACACGTTCATTCTTATAGGTCGTCATGAGTATCTTGGTCCATTGATCTGCCGTATCTTGGTCTCCTCCTTCTTGAGGAACCACGATAGTGCTCTTACGGTTAGACCGTTGATAACCAGTTACCATGTTGATCATGGGCCGGGTACGATTAAAGTAAAACTGTTGAGATCCCCCAAAGGGTTGATTAGTGTTCCATCCGTAAAGATTCATGGAACCAGATTCAAGCATATTATCTATATTAGCTTCAGTCTGATAACTCTGCCATAAAGGTTGACTAAGCAAAAAACTGTCATCGATTCGTTTCTTAATACCATTATACGAATCAAGATCAGTTTCAAGTGATCCAATTAACATACGCTACTCCGAGTTAAATGTTGCAACATTTACTGTCACACTAGCTCGGTTCTGCGTACCGGCAAAATATAGATGCCACGAGTCCAATCTTCTAACAACTCGTGGCACACTTTCATCTACGCTGATGAAATTTCTCGGAAGAGATGATAAATTTTCTAATACTTAATCGTTATATCGAATACACAGTTAAATATTAACTTTTTGTATGATTTTTGGATCATCAAAGCGGACACGTGATTGCTCAACATATGAATCTTGAATTTCTATTGATACCCATCTTCGATCGGCCAATGCAGCTGCAAATCCTGTAGTATTGCTTCCAGCAAAGGGATCTAGAACCAGGTCACCTTTATTTGTCAGAAAATTTATAAAGAAGGATGCAAGGCCAATTGGCATTCTTGCAGGATGAGGGTTTAAACCTCTTTGCTTACATTCACGGATAAAAAAGCTACCAGAGTCGGTATTAGCCATGGAAAACACATTAGGTAGTCGGATTTCTTTAATTGGATCTATTGCTTCGACCTCAAAGACATTGTGCGCTATGGCACCACCATGATCTTTAAGGAAACTCTTTTCTCCTATAATGTGTTCCGATGGTCTTTTTCCAGCATTATAGCTTGCTCGTTTTAGCAAAGACTTCATCGATTTACTGTAGGGCCGAAGAACTTGTGCATTGTCTGCTTTCGGGAAATCAGACTTAGCTAACCACCATACATGAGTAAAGCTATCAACGGTTCTAATCCGATTGACGGTTACCCACTGAGCTGGTGATGGAAGTCTCGATGGATTATAACAAATAAATTGTTGAATCAATTTTAGATTTGCATCTGGGTGTTCTGTAAAGCCTAAAAGTGCCTTCATGTGCAACAAGGATTGAACTGGGCGATCGTGTTCCCAGGCATTTCCAATCTCAAGCACGATTGAACCATCATCAGTTAGAAGATTAGAAAAAATAGGAGCCATGGAAATAAACCACTGGAGATATTTATCACCAGTTAGATTTCCATAACTTTTTTTACTGTTAAGTGGATAAGGAGGTGAAGTAATTATTAAATTTATTTTGCCTTTTAACATTTCTAACTGTTGACCATTAAGTAACGATAGAGAGTCGCCAAGAAGATATGCACCTTCATGCGAAGCGTGCATTACAAGATCTTGAGGAATAAGGTTCACGATATTTTGCATACTTCAATAGCCAAATTTTATAGTTCAAATTCTTATACAATTTCTTAATGTTGCTATATTACCATTTTGAAGAAAATGGTGTTATCTTTTTAAAATAATCATTTCTTCTAACAACTCGTGGCACACTTTCATCTACGCTGATGAAATTTCTCGGAAGAGATGATAAATTTTCTAATACTTAAAT